GGAGAAGTAAGGCTTATGGCTATCCCAAAGGATGTAATTGAATTATCCAACAAGATTGATGCTTGGATGGAAAAGTATTCCGATATGGTGGATTCACCATATACAAGCGAATCTTTCGGAGAATATTCTTATTCGAAGGCGAGTGGTTCAAAGGATTCGAGCAATCCAACATGGCAAAGCGTCTTCAAAAATGAATTATTAAGGTGGAAGAAGATATGTCTTTATTAACCGAATCATATGAAGATTGCGTTATGATGGATAAGTCAACAATCCCGGATGGTTATGGCGGATTCACAACAACTTGGACGGAAGGCGCACCTTTTAAGGCAGGAATAGTTTATAATTCTTCTATTCAAGGAAGGATTGCAGAACAAAGCGGTGTCACATCGCTATATACGATTGCGACAACTAAAAACATAAACTTACAATATCACGATGTGTTTAAGCGCATTGAAGATGGGAAGATATTCCGTGTAACATCGGATGGTGACGATAATAAGACACCAAAAAGTGCGGCCCTTAATGCTCGTGAAGTAAGTGCAGAAGAATGGGGGTTATCCGATGACGAAATCACAAGCGATTAGAGAATTTTTTAATTCTTTTGGAGTAGAAGCTTATGAAGAAAGTACCGTTCCGGATAAAACCCTTTTTCCATATATCACATATTCGGAAGTAGATGGAGAAGAATTCATCATTAGTGCAAGTGTATGGGATAAATCGACATCCTGGAAGAAGGTAATGGATATAACCGATGCTATCGCTAAACGATTAGGCGAGTTCGGATATATCACAATTCCTTTTGATGGCGGTTATTATATGTTGTACCAGGAAGAACCATTCTACCAAAGAATGAGTGATGAAGACAGAACAATTAGAAGGATATATCTTAATATAGGCGGAAAACGTCTTGCAAGATATTAGGAAGGAGATAAAAAATGGGAAGATTTACCGTTATTCCACAGAACACATTTAGCGGATTACAACTTGACGCAGGTGTTTTGTTAAAAAGATTTAATCCGAACAATCCCGTAATTTCAGATTCGGATCTTATATGTGCAACCACGGGCGGAATTAATCCGACTTGTGTTCCGACTTACAGTGATTTAGCTGAAGACGTGGATAATGTTTCAGCTAATATGAAGGAATTCAAACACCTTGATTCTTGGGAGTGTGCTTTGGCAACAACATCGCTCGGAACTACACCGGAATTAATTAAATTAGCACTTGGATGCGCAGATATTGACGGAGAAACAAAGATTGTTCCAAGAGCAGATTTAAAGCAAAGCGACTTTTCGGATCTTTGGTGGGTAGGCGATAGAGCTGATGGCGGATTCGTAGCAATTAGGCTTAAGAATGCACTTTCAACAGGTGGATTCTCATTACAGACCACAAAAAACGGAAAGGGTACAATTGCATTAACAATCACCGGTCACGTTTCAATTGAAAATCAGAAGGAAGTTCCAATGGAATTCTATTCAATGGACCCTTCGGAAATTGAATATTGGAGCGTTAAGCAGATATTAAGTCATGTAACAAGTTCATTCACGGATACCACAATTACCAATGGAGATCCGCTTGAAGCTACACTTACTGTAGATGATGGATATGTGATTGAAAACACCGTAGTTCTTATGGGTGGTGAGGATATCACAGATGATGTACTTGTAAGTAATGTGGTTACAATCGCAAGCGTAACCGGAGATGTACAGATTATTTGTACGGCAACAGAAGGAGTATAAAAGATGAAGAATTTAACCAATTGCACACCTATTGAATTTCTCAAGCAGACAAATCGCATTAGACATTCGGTAGAGAAGTGGCTTAAGGTGACGAATATTATGAACATTAAGAATTCGTTGCCGAACTTTGTTGAAATCAACGATGATATGAGTGAAGAAGAGCGCAAAGAAAAGGCAGATATCAATAAGGAACTTGTAAGAGAGCAAAACAAGAAGAAGCTCTCGTTAATCCTGGATAAATGCTTGGACGAATACGCAGAAGAAACACTTGAATTAATGGCTTTAATGTGTTTTGTCGAGCCGGAACATATTAACGAGCATTCCGCTATGGAATATCTTAAGGAAGTTACGGAAATGATTTCCAATAAGGATGTATTGGATTTTTTCTCATCATTGATACGATTGGGGCAGACAGATTTGGGCAATATCTCATGGGGATAGACTTAAATATGCTTGAAATAATTGGAAGGGGATATGTGATTCAATATTGCATATCCCTTTTTACAAAATATCAAGAAGAACTTTCGTATCGCTTTTATGAAACGGAACTACTACGAGGAATAGCAAAATCGCTTGGATTAAATGTCAATATGACATATCGTGATATCCTTGAACCAAAGAAGGAAGAAACACGAACCGCAAACGAGATTATTTCCAACATCAAAAAGAAATTAAACGAAAGGGGGTAATGGAATGACTTTACTTGAGTTAGTTGCAAAAATTACTCTTGATTCAAAAGAATATAAGAATGGGTTAAAACAACTTAAAAGAGAAACAAATGAAAAAGCCAATGGCATAAAGAAAGGAATGCTTACCGCAACCGGAGTAATGGCAGGAGCTTTGGCGGCCGTTGGTGTTTCTGCGGTTAAGACCGGAGCAGAATTTGACAAAGCAATGTCGCAAGTTGCCGCAACAATGGGAACTACTACAGACGAAATCCAAAACTTAAGGGATTTTGCAAAGGAAATGGGTTCAACGACACAATTTAGTGCGACACAGGCCGCAGAAGCGTTAAACTATATGGCACTTGCAGGATATGATGCCGAAACATCAATGAAGATGTTGCCGAATGTTCTTAATTTAGCATCAGCCGGTACAATGGATCTTGCGACCGCATCCGATATGGTGACGGACGCACAATCGGCGCTTGGCTTGTCGTTGGATGAAACAACCGAACTTGTAGATAAAATGGCGAAAACGTCATCAAAATCAAATACAAGCGTATCACAGTTAGGCGAAGCAATGCTTACTATCGGCGGTACGGCAAAATCGTTAAAAGGTGGCACAACAGAATTATCTGCGGCACTTGGTATTTTAGCGGACAACGGTATAAAAGGAGCGGAAGGCGGAACGGCACTTCGTAATGTCTTACTTGGTATCCAGGGAGATAAATTTGAGAAAACCTTTGGCGAATTAGGTGTAAGCGCCTACGATGCGCAAGGAAACCTTCGACCACTTAAGGATATCTTGGCGGATATGGATTCGGTAATGGAAGGAATGACATCGCAAGAAAAGACGCAATTAATCAATAAGACCTTTAATCGCCAGGATTTGAAGACTGTAAATGCCTTATTGGGAACTACAAAAGACAGATGGGATGAATTGACGGATTCAATCGACAATGCCCAAGGTGCCGCACAAAAGATGGCGGACACGCAATTGGATAATCTCTCCGGAGATGTGACAAAGTTAAAATCCGCATGGGAAGGATTCCAAATCAATTTATCCGAGAAATTAAACCCGGCACTTCGAGTGGCAACACAACTTCTCACAAAGTTAGTTGATAATATGGATGTAGCAGGACCGATAATATTGGGTGTTGCAACGGCATTCACGGTTCTTGCGGTTGCCATTAATATGAAAAAGATAATTGATACTGTCACAACTTCATTCACGGCGCTAAATGCGGTATTGGCCGCTAATCCAATAGGAATTATTGTGGCTTTAATTGCAGGTTTGGTAATTGCTATTGCAACATTGTGGGCGAGTAACGAAGATTTCCGCAATTTCGTAATAGAAACTTGGGAAAAGATTAAGGAATTCTTTTCGGGTGTATGGGATGCCATAGTAGGCTTTTTCACGGACGCATGGGATAAAATCGTTGAAACCTTCGAAGGAATCGGACAATGGTTCGAAGATCGATGGAATGATATCGTAAATGTATTCACCGGGGTTGGCGATTGGTTCAAAGAGAAGTTTACAAAAGCGAAGGATAATATTGTCGGTGCATGGAACAATGTCAAAGAAAAGTTTTCCGAAAAATGGACAAAGATTAAAGAAGCTTTTGGTAATGTTGGCGATTGGTTCAAAGAGAAATTCTCGAAAGCAAAAAGCAATGCCGTATCCGCATGGGATAATGTCAAGGAAAAGTTTAGCAAGGTATGGAAAAAGATTAAAGAAGCTTTCAAGTTCAAAGATGCGTTTAAGTGGGGCAAGGATATGATTCAAAACTTCATTGACGGTATTAAAAGTATGTTCGGTAAATTGGGCGATGCTGTAAGCGGTGTGGCAAATAAGGTTAAAGATTTCCTCGGATTCAGCGAACCGAAATTTGGTCCTCTTTCGGATTTTCACACCTTTGCTCCCGATATGGTCGACTTATTCATTAAGGGCATCAAGGACAATCAAAAGAAGCTACAAGATACCGTGGCGAGTGCTTTTGATTTCAAGGATACCATTGTGCAAGATGTTGAAATTAATGGGAACATCAAGGGAACATCAACAACCGTACCTGGTTCTACTTCAATTGTAATCAATGTCCAAGGCGCACCAGGGCAAGATGTAAACGAACTTGCAAAAATCATAAGCAAGGAGTTGGATGATGCATTAAGAAGGGAGCAAGAAGCATGGGCATAATTGATAATGAAGTGGTATTCAATGGAATATCAACCAAAGATTTTCACATTTATTGTAGTGGTAGGGGAAGTTTTTCTTCCCCATCACGACAATATGATGCCGTGGATATAGCAGGCAAGAATGGAACGACTTATAGAGATAAAAAATCCTATAATAATGTTGGTCTTGAATATAAATGCCTTATATATGGGGATATTTCAGATTATGAGCGATTTAAGGCATTTTTGATGTCACAGAGCGGTTATAAGAGATTGGAAGATAGCTTTCATCCGGATGAATACAGAATGGCAATATATAGAGATGCCATTTCTCCTAATATAAAAGGAGAAGAAGAAGGAGCATCTTTCAAGCTTGTTTTTGAATGTTTGCCACAAAGATATTTAAAAAGCGGAGAAAAACCAATACAAATAACTACGCAAGGCGCACTCGTTAATAACACTTATTACGAAGCAAAACCATTAATTCGTGTATATGACAGCGGATCTATTACAATCAATAGCAAAACACTTACTTATACCAATATAGATGGATATATGGACATTGATTGTGAAAAGATGGATTGTTACAAGGGCAATGTTAATATGAACAGATACACAAGTGGCGATTTTCCAACATTAAATGTTGTTAATGGAGTTAATACGATAGCTTGTACCGGAACAATTGAATTAATCCCAAGGTGGTGGACATTATGAATCCAATTATATTTGATAAAAACGAAACTTCTTTCGATAACAATGGATATGGCAGATTGTTTCCGATATCCTGCGAAGTTGAAGAAGAAAGAAATGGAAAGTATGAAGCAGAGCTTGAAATTACAGATAGCGATAAGCATTATGGCGATATTGAACTTGGTTCAATCCTGGGATTAAAAGTAAGCGATGGTTCTACTCAACTTTTCAGAATTTACAAAATAAACAAAATAGTTGATGATGTCATAAGAATCAATGCGGCACATATAAGCTATGATTTGAGTTATATTCCGGTCGCACCGATTCAAAATGCACTTGGAATTCAAGAAGCACTCGCAAAGTGGAAAAGCAATTCTCTTGTGTCGAATCCGTTTAATATTGATACGGATATCGAAAGCGAAGCGGCGTATAGTATGAATCATCCATTAAGTGCAAGAGCTTATCTTGGCGGAACAGAAGGTTCATTTCTTGATAAGTGGCATGGCGAGTATTCTTTTAACAATTTCGATATATTCTTGCATGAATCTCGTGGCTCCAATAATGGCATCACAATCAGATATGGTAAGAATCTTACTTCTCTTGAAGATGAAGAAACCATTGAAGATAGTGCCGATGGAATCTTGCCATATTGGACGGATGGACGATTCTATGTAATGGGTTCAATTGCTCGAAAAAGCCAGGGAAACAAGATTATATCAATTGATGTAAGTGGTGATATTACCCTTGAAGAAGGACAGACGATGCCTACAGTTGCGGAAGTTAATTCCAAGGGTGCAAAATATCTTACGGCCCTTGTTACCGGAAGCAAGCAAAATATAAAAGTAAGTTGGTACGAAGATAATTCCATAAGCGAGGTTCAATTGTGTGATATCGTTAATGTGATATATGATCCGTATAACATCAATGTGGAGATGAAAGTTACCAAGACCATATGGAATGTATTGGAAGAACACTATGAAGAAGTTGAGCTTGGAGAATATCGATCTTTCGTAAAGACATTATCCGAGATGTCAACCGATATCAGCAACCTTAAATACAATGATAATCAATTGGTCGTAAGGCTTGAAAGAACAGAAGACGGAATCGAAGCGGAAGTGACAAGAGCAACCACACAAGAAGAAAGACTTTCAACACAAATCGATGTCACGGCAGAAGGTGTAAAGAGCGTTGTGGCCGCAAATGTTAAAGAATACAACGAGGGCAACTTAAGTATTGATTATTATGGTTATGGCGAACCATCTATTACCTTATATCCACCTGCGGACAATACCGGTAAATTATACCTTGATAGAAGCACGGGTTATTATTACACATGTAATGGTTCTGCGTGGGTTAGAAGCGCACAGCCTTTGCAGAAAATGACAGATTTAATGCAAAGCGAAATATCACAGACCGCAAGAGAGATTAAAATGTCGGTGGCAACAACCATTAAGCAATGGGATACGCAAAAATATTATGAAGACACGGGACGAAGTATAACAGTATTCGGAATAGGCGCACCGAACAATACAGACTATCCGCCTGCGACATATTCCGGGCAATACTATCTCGACCAACAAACCGGAGCGGTTTGGTATTCAAGCTATTCATATGTAGAATACGATTATGTGTGGGCGAATACATACGATGTGTTGCAGACAGTAGACCAGGA